ACAGAGGAAGATACAACAGAAGAAGATACAACAGAGGAAGATACAACAGAAGAAGATACAACAGAGGAAGATACAACAGAAGAAGATACAACAGAGGAAGATACAACAGAAGAAGATACAACAGAGGAAGATACAACAGGAGAAGATACAACAGGAGAAGATACAACAGAAGAAGATACAACAGGAGAAGATACAACAGGAGAAGATACAACAGGAGAAGATACAACAGAAGAAGATACAACAGAGGAAGATACAACAGGAGAAGATACAACAGGAGAAGATACAACAGAGGAAGATACAACAAAAAAAGGTACATCAAATGAAAATGATAAGATAGAAAACAAAAATAATAAAAAAGGTACAAAAAAGGGTGCAAAAAAAGAATAGAAAATTGCAGATTTTAAGATAGGGGGGTATCCAAAAAGTATTGATGTTTATGGGAATATCGGTGCAAAGGGGTATTCTGTAGAAAAAACTCCCCAAATTGCTTTTCATCTGGAGCATTTTTGAAAATAAGAAAAAAGAAGGTGCAAATTATGGCAGGTAGACCAAGACAACCTATTGATTTACTGATAGAAAAGGGGAAAAAACATCTTACGAAAGAGGAAATAGAACATAGAAGAAATACCGAAGTCAATGTTGAAGCTAAAGATGTAAAACCACCTACCTATCTTTCAAAAAAACAAAAACAAGAATTTAATAAAATTTCAAAAATATTAGTAGAATCAGTAATGATGAGCGAGTTAGATGAAGATTGTCTAGCTCGTTATTTAATTGCTAATGAGAATTATATAAGATTTACAAAACAAATTAATGCAGAATTTAGAAAACAAAATTCTAAAGAAGCAAGACAAAATCCAGATTTACTAGAAAAAATAAATATAAGGATTGAGCAACTTTTAATACATCAAGATAGAGCCTTTAAACAATGCAGATCTAGTGCTAGTGATTTAGGACTATCAATATCTTCGAGGTGTAGGTTAATAATGCCAGAGCCTAAATATAAAGAGCCACCAAAGGAAAACAAATTCGCAAAATTTAAAGTTGTATAAGTGGTGTAGATGATAGATCGAGTAACAGAATATGCACAAAAAGTTGTAAATGGAGAAGTATTCTGTGGAAGGTTGCATAAACTAGCATGTCAAAGGCATTTAAGAGATTTAGCTAGACAAAATACAGAAGCATTTCCATATCATTGGGATGTAGAAAGTTCAGAAAGAATCCTTGAATATGCGGAAACATTAACAATAGGCGAAGGCTTTGAAAAAAGACCAGTACAACTATTAGGTTTTCAAATATTCGATATTGGATCTAGATTTGGATGGCTCAACAATAAAAATAAAAGAAGATTTAGAAGATCCTATAAAAGTATGGCTAGGCAAAATGGTAAAACATTTGAAAATGGTATTATGGGAACATACATTGCAGGATTTAGTGGATATAACTATGGAAAATTGTTCACAGCAGCAACTAAAAAGAAACAAGCTAAACTAGCATGGGATGAAATGGCTAAATTTATTAATAGCGATGAAGATTTGCAAGAATATTTTGAAGTAAAAGAATATTGTTCATTAATAGTTGCTGGAGATACACATTGTACTATAGAAGCATTGTCAAAAGATTCTCGGATTAGATGATGGCTCAAGGTCAATTTTTTCTAGTATTGATGAGTACCACCAACACAAGACTAATAAAGTATTTAAAGCATTATATAATGGAACAAAAGCATTACCAGAAACATTAGTGTCTATAATCACAACTAGAGGAGATAAAATAAATAGTCCATGCCATGAAATTGATACATATTGTATAAATATCCTAGAAGGAATTGCAATAGCAGAGGATTTCTTTGTTGATATATTTGCATTAGATAAAGGCGATGATATATGGAATCCTGAAAATTTAATTAAAGCAAATCCCTTTTTAGCTGCGAATGAGGAAACATTAAAAACACTTATAACAGATATGAATACAGCTAGAGATATGGGAGGTACAGAATTAAGGGATTTTATGGTAAAGTCCCTAAATATGTGGGTAAGAAATGCAGAAGATCAATTTATTGATGCAGATAAATGGAAAGCATGCGAAAGTGATTTAACTTTAGAAGATATGAGAGGTAAAGCTTGTTATGCTGGACTTGATTTATCATCTGGAGGAGATTTAACTACTTTGCATTTAGAATTCCCACTAGAAAATGGAGAGTTTTTTGAGTATTCTCACTCTTTTATGCCTCTTGGAAGGCTAGAAGAACATATAGAAACTGATCTTGCTCCTTACGATATATGGGAAAATGAAGAACTTATAACAATAACTGGAGGACAAAGTGATTTTAAAAATGATTATAAATTTATAATTAGTCATTTAAGAGACCTTATACAAGAATATAACTTGATTTTAAAAGGAATTGGTTATGATCCACATAATGCAGATACATTTTTGCAAGATTTAGAAGTATTTGGAGTACCATTATTACAAATAACACAATCTGCACGATTTTTAAATGATGGAACTGTAGATGTACAACTAAATATTGAATCAAAGAAATTGAAATTTGAAAAAACTAATGGACTATTAAGTTGGAGTGCATGTAATGCAAAAATAGTTAAAAATTCATTTGGAGAAAAGAAAGTCGATAAAGAGCCAACAGCAAAGACAAAGAGAATAGATCCAATAGATGCTATGATAGATGCACATATTGCATTTATGAAATTAAGTAAAGATGAAAAGGTAGATTATAAAAAGCAAATGGAAGAATACTTAAAGACTATGGGATGGAAAAAGTAAGGAGGTGGTTAAGATAAAGTTAAAAGATATAAAAAATATATTTAGTTCAGAAAAGACTAAAGAAACAAAGGAAAGAGAAATGATAACATTAAATCAATTAATAGATTTTTTAAATTTAGGTGGAACAGATGAAAAAGAATTATCAGAAGCCACCTATTTTGCTTGTTTAAGAGTTTTAGGAGAATCATTAGGAAAGTTATCATTAAAGCTAATGAAAAAAGATGATAAAAAAGGCCCACAAGAAGCTAGAGAACATGCAGCATATAGAACTATTAGATATAGACCAAATCCCTTTATGGATTCGACAACATTTTGGAACACAGTAGAGCATATAAGAAGTCATTTTGGAAATGCTTATGTATGGAGAGATGGCATTGGAAAAAATATGAAACTATGGATTTTACCAAATGCTCAAGTACAAATGTACTATAATCAAAGTACAGCATTAAGAGATTTAGGAGATATATTTTATGTTTATACTGTAGGCGGAAAAAGATATATTTTATCTAGTGATGAAGTATTGCATTTTAAAACATCAACTACATTTGATGGATTACTCGGAATGAGTGTAAGAGATATATTAAGAACAACAATTGTAGGTAATAATAAAGCACAGAAAATGCTGAATAAAATGTATGATAATGGATTTACAGCAAAGGCAGTTCTACAGTATACAGGAAATTTGAATGATGATAATACTCAAACATTCGTAGAAAATATACAAAATTATGCAGAGGGTAAAATATCAGGAACACAAGGTATTATACCAGTACCAATAGGCTCAAAATTAGAGCCACTTAATATTAAATTAGCGGATAATGAATTTGTAGAATTAAAAAAATATAGTGCATTACAAATTGCAGCAGCTTTTGGCATTAAACCTAACCAAATAAATGATTATTCAAAGTCAAGTTATGCAAGTGCAGAAGCACAGCAATTGGCTTTTTATGTTGATACTTTATTATATATTTTAAAACACTATGAGGATGAATTGAATTATAAAATATTGACTGATGAAGAAATAAAAGAAGGTTATTATTTTAAATTTAATATAGCAACATTGTTAAGAGCAGATTTAAAAACACAAATGGACAGTTTATCTACAGCAGTAGAACATTGTATATATACCCCAAATGAAGCTAGAGCTCATTTGGATATGCCATCAAAACCAGGAGGAGACAGATTAATAGGAAACGGAAGTATGATTCCTGTAGAAATGATGGGACAACAATATGTAAAAGAAAGTAATTCTATAAAAGAAGGAGGTGGATAGAGTGAAATTTTATGATTTTAAAAATATTACCAATACGAGTGCGGACATTTATATATATGGGCAAATATGTTTAGAAAAATCTGTAGATTGGTGGACTGGAGAAGTAAGTAAAACAGATGTTGCTTTAATGGATTTTAAAGAAGAATTGGACAATTTAGGAGATATTTCTATATTAAACTTATATATTAATAGTCCTGGAGGAAGTGTTTTTGTTACTTCTGCTATGATTTCAATGCTAGAAAGACTAAAAGCAAAAAATGTAACTATTAATGCTTATGTAGATGGTATAGCAGCATCAGCAGCATCATTTTTATTAATGGTAGCAGATAATATTTATTTATATAAAAATAGTGTTGTAATGATTCATAAACCAATGTGTTCTGCATATGGTAATGCAATTGAATTACAAGATGCAATTAATATGTTAGATAAAATTGAAAATAGTACAATGATGCCAATGTATTTAGCAAAAGCTAAAATAACAGAAGAAGAAATAAAAGATTTAATTGCTAAAGAATCATGGTTAAGTGCGGATGAAATGGATGAATATTTTAATGTTAATTTATTACAAAGTGCTAACCAAGTTGCAGCATGTGTGGATAGAAATCTATTTTCAATGTATAAAAATGTACCACAAAATTTACTTGAATTAACAAATAATACACAAACACTAGAAAATTTACAAAATACAGAAGGATTTATACAAAATAATGATGGTCATCCAATAGAGGATGAAGAAAAAAGAAAAAAAGAAGAATTAATCAGAAATAAACTCAAATTGATTAATTCTTCTTTATTTATTAAAAATAAACAAAATTAAAAAGGAAAAGGAGAAAAGAGAGTTATGAATAAAAAAATGAAAGAAATTTATGCAAAAATTCAAAAATTAAATGATTTAGCAAATGAATATTTAGAAAATGGAGATGTAGAAAATGCAGAAAAGACTATTAGTCAAATAGAAGCTTTAGAAAGAGAATATGTAATCGCAGAAAAACTATACAATCGTGAAAAAGGACAAATTACAGAAGAGGATATAAACCAATCTTTACAAGACAAAAAAGCTAATGGTTTTGCAGTTATAGCAAAATTAATGAAAGGTAAAGCATTAACAGATGCAGAAAATGCCATTGTAGTAGAAGGAGAGCCAGCAGAGAGTGGAACTAATTATTTAATTCCAGAAGATGTAAGAACAGAAATAAGAGAATTAAGAAAATCTTATAAATCAGCAAAAGAATTAGTAAATATAATTCCTGTAACTACATTATCAGGATCTACTAATTTTGAAACAGAAGATGATGGTTTCCTAGATGACTTTGAAGATGGAGCAGCAATTGGCGAAGCATCTAATCCTAAATTCGCTAGACAGCCTTGGGCTATTAAATGGAAAGGAAAGTTAATTTATATTTCTAATATTATATTAGGAAATGAAAAAGCTAGCTTACTTTCTTATTTAGATAAATGGTTTGTAAGAAAAGCAGTAAGAACTGAAAACAGAGATATATTTAATACATTAAAGAAAGACAAGACAATAGTAGCACTTAAGGGACTTGATGCATTAAAAGAACATATAACTAAAGAAGTAGATCCATCTTGTCTAGTTGATGGTGTAATAGTTACAAATCAAACAGGATTTGCATTAATGGATGCAGAAAAAGACAAGAATGGAAGAGGAATGTTACAACCAAATCCAATGAATGCTACTGAAAAAATGTTCCAAAACTTACCAATTAAGGTGTTTGCAGATAAAGAACTTGCCAATATTGCAGAAAACAAAGCACCAATGTTTGTTGGATCTACAAAAGCTGGATGTGACTTTATGGAAAGAGAAGATTTGCAATTTGCTGTATCAGAACATTTTGCATTTAATAAAAATCAAACAACATTAAGAGTAATGGAAGGTTACGATGTAGTACATGCAGATAAAGATGCATATAATTATGTTTCATTTGAAGCTAAAGAAGAATTACCAACAGCTTAATAGGAGGTAATTTATATGCCTATAGAGGATGAAAAAGAAAAAGTAGTATCAATTCAAGATGTATATGATTTTGTTCCAATTGATGAGCCAGATGAATCCATAAGAAGAAATGTTAAAAGATTAATTGGAACAGCAGATGTATACTTAAAAGGTGCAATTGCAGAAAACTATCCTAAAGATGATTATAGAGCACAACAAAGTGCTCTATTAATCATTAAAGAATTATACTTAAATAATTCGACAACAGATAGTATGAACAATAATGTAAAAAAATTAGTTGATGACTTTTGTTTACAATTGAAACAAGAAATGAGGAGAAAAAATGGCCAGGGATAAATCTATAATAATAGAGAAAATGGATATAGAAACAGAAGAATGGAACAAATTTTATTCTGGACATGCAGAGATAAATAAGGCAAGTGGAAAAGAATATGTAAATATAGGATCTGTAATAAGCAAAAATGTTTTTAATTTTGATTTGATTTATAATAAAAAACTAGAAGATATTATATTTAATACAGAAATATATAGAATTAAATATAAAAATAGAATATTTAATATTGTAAATGCAGATGATTTTAAATTAAGACATATCAAAATTATATTAGTGGGAGAAACTATAAATGGCTAATGCAATAAAAATATCAAGTTTAGAAAAAGAAATTCAAAATGCATTAAATATGTATCATCAAGACATTACAAATCAAGTGAAAATTGTAACAAAAGAGGTAGCAAATGAGTTAGGAAAAAATACTAAAAATGATGCTCCTACAAGGACAGGAGAATATAAAAAACATATAGCAGTAAAGAAAACAAATGAAACCATGAGAGGTGTTACATATACATGGTATGTAAAAGATCCAGAATATAGATTATCTCATTTAATTGCAAAAGGTCATAAATTAAAAAATGGTAAAGAATCTAAAAAGAATGATTTTATTGAGAAAAATGAAAAAATTGCAGTTGAGACCTATGAAAAAAGAGTAAGGGAAGTGGTTGAAGGATGAATTTAGAAGAAGAACTAAAAAATGCTACAGGAATAGAGAGCATAAAGGAGAATAAATTCCCAAAAACTCCACCATTTCCATATATTGTTTATGCAATTAGAACAAATGCAAGAGGTGCAGATAATATCAACAATCTAAATGATAATACTATTGCTATTGCATTATATGACAATAAAATTAATAAAACAATAGAACAAAAAATAGAAAAATGGCTTGATAAATTAGGGATTGATTACGATAAAGATAGAGAATGGCAAGATGAAGAAAAATGTTATGAAACATATTATGAATTTAATAAATTAGAAAAAAGGGAGGACTATTAAAATGGCAGAAAAAGAAAAAAGAACTAAAAAAACCATTACATTAGGTAGTGGTTTATTATATATTGATGAGTTTAATGGTGCAATACCAGAAAACACAGTATTAGAGACAGAAGAAAAATTACTTGGATATATTCAAGGAGGAGCAGAAGTAAGTTACACTCCAGAGAATTACACAGCAGAAGATGATTTAGGATATGTTAAAAAGACTATTTTAACTAAAGAGGAAGCTGGATTGAAATCTGGTATTATGACATGGAATGCAACTACTTTGAAAAAATTAGTGAGTACAGGTAGAGTAACAGAGGATAAAGTAAAAGGAATTAGAACAATAAAAATTGGTGGTACAAATAATCAAGATGGAAAAAGTTATGTTATTCATTTTGTACATAAAGACAAAATCGATGGAGATGTTAGAGTAACAATAGTTGGAAGAAACCAAGCTGGATTTACACTTGCATTTGCCAAAGACAAAGAAACAGTAATTGATGCAGAATTTAAAGCAGAGCCATGCGATAATGAAGGAACATTAATTATTTACCAAGAAGAGATTTTAAAATCAGCATAAAACAAGCACTTACATCAATTAATGGTGTAAGTGTATTTTTTTTAGGAGGAAAATAAAATGTATGATATGACAAAAATAAAAGAAAGATATTGGCAAATTCGTTTAAGAACAGGAAAAGTATTAAACATTGAAGTACCAAAATTAAAGGTATTAAAGAGAATTACTAAATTATCTAAAGTAGCAGATACTAATAATATGACAGAAGAAGATATGGAAAATCTAATTACAGCATTATCAATTGCATTAAGTAGAAATAGAGAACAATTCAAAATTAGTGAGCAATGGATAGAAGAAAATATTAATATAAATGATGTCCAAGACATTTTAAACAAATATTTTGAATGGGTAAGTGATATACAAAACCTAAAAAACTAAAAATTCCATATTATCCTTATTTTGCAGATCAAAGTGTAGATAATATGGAACATGAATATATAATACAAACAATTGAAGAAAAAAGAATTGCAGAATATTTGCAAATTACTATGTTAGAAGTAGAAAATTTAGATATAATTGAATACTATTTCTACTTAAGAGAGGCATTTATATATAATTGTATGCAAAGTGAAGATGGTAGAGAATACCTTAAAAATGCTTATAGGTTAGAAGAAACTTCTCCAGATAGAGATAATTTAAGAAAAAATTTCAAAAACAAGCTACAAAGTTAGCTTGTTTTTTGTATGAAAGGAGGAGTAATGAGTTCAAAAAATATAAAAGGAATTACAATAGAAATTGGTGGAGATACCACTAAATTAGGAAAAGAATTAGAAAAAACCGAGAAACAAAGTAAAAGTTTACAAAAAGAACTAAATGGAGTAAATACTTTATTAAAGTATGATCCTAAAAATATCACTTTAGTACAACAAAAACAAGAGTTATTAAACAAAAGTATAGAAACAACAAAAAGTAAATTAGATACTTTAAAAGCAACTCAAGCACAAGTACAAGCTCAATTTGATAAAGGAGAAATAACAGAAGAACAATATAGAGATTTTCAAAGAGAGATTGTAGCAACAGAACAGAAATTAAAGAATTTAACAAATCAAGCTAAAGATTTTGCAAAACAATCTGCTTCTGGATTAAAAGATGCAGGAGAAAAAATACAAAAGTTTGGAAACAAGACAACAGAAATAGGAAAAAGTTTAACACCACTTACAGCAGGAATTACTGTAGTAGGAGCAACTGCAGTAGCAAGTATGGATGCTGTAGATGAAGGTTTAGACACAATAGCAACAAAGACAGGTGCAACAGGAGAGCAAGCAAAAGAATTTGGAGAAATATATAAAGAAATTCTAGGAGAAATTCCAGCAGAATTTGGAGATGTTGGAGCAGCTATAGGAGAACTAAATACAAGATTAGATTTTACTGGAAATAAATTAAAAGTAGCCTCAACAGACTTCTTGAAATTTGCGAAAGTAAATGGAATGGATGTAAATTCTAGTGTACAATTAGTAACAAGAGCAATGGGAGATGCAGGAATTGCAGCAGATGATTATGCAAGTTTACTAGATATGCTAACTATTGCAGGTCAAAAAAGTGGAATTTCTATAGATACATTAGCAACTAATTTAGCTAAATATGGTGCTCCAATGAGAGCATTGGGAATAGATACAGAAAATGCTATTGCTATGTTTGCTGGATGGGAAAAAGCAGGAGTAAATACAGAAATAGCATTCTCTGGAATGAAAAAGGCAATTTCAAATTGGGGTGCAGCAGGTAAAGATTCAACACAAGAATTTGCAAAAACTCTTGAGGAAATTAAAAAATGTCCAGATATTGCATCAGCAACAACTAAAGCAATAGAAGTATTTGGGGCGAAGGCAGGACCAGATTTAGCAGATGCTATAAAAGGTGGAAGATTTGAATTTGAAACATATATAGAAGCATTGAAAAACTCTAAAGGTGCAGTAGAAAGTACATATGGTGCAATAGTAGATGAAGTTGATGATGCACAAGTAGCAAGCCAAAATTTCAAAGTGTCAATGCATGATTTGGGAGAAACAATTTCTAAAATGATTGGACCAATCTTAAAATCTTTATCAGAAAAATTAAAAGCAATAATGGATAAATTCAATTCTTTAAGTCCGGAAACCAAACAGATAATAGTAACAATAGCAGGAATCGTAGCTGTAGTTGGACCATTATTAGTAATTGTAGGAAGTATAATAACAGGAATTGGAAATTTAGTTACAGCTGTAGGAACTATAAAAACAGCTATAGCAGGATTAACCATTGTGCAAAATGGATTAAATCTTTCTTTTTTAGCCTGTCCAATTACATGGATAGTATTAGCTATAGCAGGTCTAGTAGCTGCATTTGTTGTTTTATGGAATAAATGTGAATGGTTTAGGAACTTCTGGATTGGATTGTGGGAAGGAATAAAAGTAGCATTAGGAACAGCATGGGAATGGATACAATCTGTATTTAATGCAATAGTGACAACAATCAGTTCATGGGTAGAAAATATAAAAGTATTTTTTACTAATTTATGGAATGCAATAATAACAATTTTTTCTCCAGTTATAGAATTTTTCCAAAACATTTTTAATACAATATGGAATTGTATAGTTGCATTTGTTACAGCTTTTATAGAATCAGCAACTAATACATGGAACACAATAATGACAATAATATCTCCTATAATCGATTTTATACAAGGGATTGTAGAAACAATATGGAGTATAATTACTTCAATAATAAATGTAATAATTTTAGCGATAACAACAGCTTGGGAAAGTATCAAAGTAATATTAACACCAGTTATAGAGTTTTTCCAAAATATATGGAATGGTATTGTTAATATATTCAATATAGTAGCGACATGGTTTGGAAATAAGTTTAATGAAGCATGGAACAACATAAAAACAGCATTTAGTTTTATGGTTAGTTTCTTTTCTGGAATATGGAATGGAATTGTTGGAATATTTAATGTGGTGGCAACATGGTTTGGAAATAAATTTAGAGAAGCATGGAATAATATAAAGAATGCTTTTAGTGCTGTGGGAAGTTTCTTTTCTGGAATATGGAATACAATTACAGGAATATTTACTAAAATTGGAACAAGTGTAGGAGATGCAATTGGAGGAGCATTTAAAAGTGTCGTAAATTCTATCATTAGTTTTGCACAAAATACAATAAATGGATTTATTAGATCTATAAATTGGGCCATTGGAGCCATTAATAATATACCAGGAGTAAATATAACTCCATTAAGAGAATTAAACATCCCTAAATTAAAAGTTGGTATGGCTAATGTTCCATATGATAACTACCTGGCACTATTACATAAAGGAGAAAGAGTTTTAACAGCAGAAGAAAATAAAAATTATAATAAGAATAGTAATGTAAATCAAGTTATTAATAATGAAGGAGATTTTGTATTCAAAGTTGATAAATTCTACAATAATAGAAAAGATGATATAAAATCTATAGCACAAGAAATGGGATTTTATGAAAAACAATACAAAATGGCGAGAGGAGGAGTACAATAATGATGAATTATTTTATTTTTAAAGGTATTAATTCTAAAGATAAAGATATCATTATTAATAAAATGCCTCCTATCATCAAGCCAGAAAGAAAAATAAATTTAATTGAAGTACCTGGAAGAAATGGAACACTACATATAGATGAAGAAGCTTATAAAACAATAGTAATTCAAATAGAGTGTACCTTACTAAAAAGGGAGAATTTAAGGGATATTATGGCTTGGTTAGATGGAGAAGGAGAATTAATATTATCCAATGAGCCAGATAAATTTTATAAGGCAACTATAATTAATCAAATTGATTATAGTGGTATTGTAAATATCTTTCATACATTCCCATTACAAATAGAATTACAACCATTTTTATATAGTAATGAAATGTTTATTAAGAAATATAATAATTTAGCAAAATTTAATTTTAATATTTCAGATGCTACTGCAAAGATGAGACCTATTATACATTTAACAGGCAATGGAAAAATCAATTTAAACATAAATAATGAGGGAATAATTATTAATTTAGATGAAAATGATTATATAGAAATAAATTGTGATTTGCAAATTGCCTATAAGGAAAATCAAAGTGCTAATAATAAAATTCTGGGAGATTTAAGTAAAATTAATTTAGTACCAGGAATGAATATTTTTGATATTATAGGTAATTATGAAAAAATAGAAATAAAATACAGAAAAACATATTTATAAAGAAAAAACGAAGCTTGAAAATGGATTTTGAGCCGTTTTTTCTTTTTCTTAATATAGTTTGTTGATTAAAAACAAAAATAGGAAAGAAGGTGGTTTAAATGGTAACATTACATGAAGCAGATTCTGTAGACTTTTTGAGTAATAATGGAATTGGAATTTTAACAAAATGTATATTAGCTAATGTCCAAGAAGAATTAAATGGTCAATTTAGTTTAGAAATTAAGTACCCAATAAATGCATATTTAAGTGATGAAATAAAATCAGGTAGAATTATTACTTGTGAAGTTGGATATGGAGAGAGACAAGCTTTTAGAATTTATAAAACCAATAAAACATTAGATGAAATTACTATTTATGCTAACCATATTTTCTACGATTTAACAGATAATATGCTAGAAGATGTATATCCAAAAAGATTAGATGCTAATCAATTTATAAATTGGATTTTATCCCATTCACAATATAAAACAAACTTTAAGGGAAATGGAAATATAAGTAATGTAGCAACTGCAAGGTATGTTAGAACAAATATTGTTAAAGCAATCATGGGAGATGAAGAAAATTCAACACTTAAATTATTTTCAGCAGAAATTGAAAGAAATAATTATAACATTTCTATTTTAAGAAGAAGAGGATATGATAGAGGAGTAAGTATTAGATATGCAAGAAACATAAATGGAATTTCTTTTGATGAAGATAATTCAACCATTGCTACAAGAATTATGCCAAAAGGATATGATGGGATATTATTGCCAGAAAAATATGTTGATAGTCCTATAATTAATAAATATCCGCATCCAATTATTAGAGAAATAGAATATAGTGATATTAAATTAAAGGATGATAATAGCGGAGATAATGAAGGCTTTGAAACTTTAGAACAATGCTATGAAGAAATGAGAAGAAGAGTACAACAAGAGTTTGAAAATGGACTAGATAAACCAACTATAAGTGCTGATGTAGATTTTGTTGAATTATCAAAAACAATAGAATATAGAGAATATAAAGATTTAGAAAAAGTGTATTTAGGGGACACAATTAAAATTTATTTAGAAAAATTAGGAGTAGATGTTAGCGAAAGAGTAATATCTACTACTTATGATGTATTAGCAGATAGATTTACTAATATTCAATTAGGAAAATTAACTTCTAATTATGTTTCAGAAAATGCACAATTTCAAAATACCATGGAACAAGTAACAATACCTAATATTTTAGAAGCTGCAAAAAATCATGCTACACAACAATTAGTAAATGCTATGGGGGGATATGTCTATAAAACACAATCAGAGTTATTTATTATGGATTCTCCAGATGTAAATACTGCACAAAAAGTCTGGAGATGGAATTTAAATGGTTTAGGTTATAGTAATACAGGAATAAATGGACCTTATGAAACCGCAATAACACAAGATGGACAAATTGTTGCAAATTTCATTAAAACAGGAACAATGTCTGTATCAAGAATAGAAGGGTTAAGCAATCTATTAGATGGTCTACAAGTAGAATTAGGTTTAAATAAAGAAAATATAACATTATTAGTAGCAGAACAGAAAAAATTAGAAAAAGGGGTAAATGAATTATCAAGTGAATTCAAAGTGAATTCGGATAAAATTACTGCACAATTCAAAGAAACAGGAGGAAGCAATTTATTTTTAAATAGTATAGGAGATTTCGGTACAGATAATTGGGAAGGAACTTTAAGAGTAGCTAATAACACAGAAATATTAAAACACTCAAATTCTCCATCTGGTAATTGTTTTATTTTACAAAATGGAACAGGAAAACAAGGAATATTTTTAAAAAATGGATTATTCACTATTTCATATACTTATAAAAAATTAAAAGAACTTGCAATATGTAAGTTCTTTATTAATGGAAAAGAATATGTTTTAGATCAGATGAATTATACAGAATGCGAAATACAGATAGAAATCATTAACAATTATTTAGAGTTCCAAATGGTAAGCGATACTAATGATTCTTGTTATGTTTTAGATTTAATGCTTAACAATGGTATTCAAAAACAGCCTTGGACACCAAATCCTAATGAACTTGTAGCTGGAGCAGTAAAAGCTAATTCAAGTGGTTTAGAAATTACATCTAATAGAAAAAATACAAAACTTGTAGCTGGAGCAGATGGAGTAAGAATAAAAAATGTAATAAACGATGAAACTGTTGCAGAATTTACTGATACAGGAACAGAGACACATGATTTAACAGTTAAAGGAAAGGCACAAATATCTGGAATATTAATACAAAAAGTAGGCTCTCAAACATGGATAAGTAGTCTGCTATAGGAAGGAGGAAATATGGCATTAAGTGGATCTTTTAGTAATTCGGTAGTTAATGGACATTATGTATTGAGAGTAGAATGGTCTGCATCGCAAAGTATAAGTGGAAATTATTCGGATATAACTGTTAGAGTATATTTTGATACAAATTATAGATTATCTGTAAGTTCTAGAGGAGATGCTTATGTAAATGTAGATGGACAACAATCTAAATTTACAGCCCCATCAGTAAATAAGGGGAGTTCTGGATCTTGGTCAACATATACATTTTTAGATAGCTATTCATTCAGGGTTTATCATGATTCAGCAGGAAATAAATCTCTAAATATCACATCGTATTATCCAATTAGAGCTACACTATCTGGTACATATTATGAAGGAATTACAGCAAGTGCTAATATTAGCTTAAATCAAATACCTAGATATGCTAATGTAAGTATTTCTTATAACTCTAAAACAGTAAATAGTATTACTTATAATTGTTCTGTTGATGCAACAACTGATTGGAAACAATATAGATTAAATGATGGAAGTTGGATTGATGATGGGGCCAGCAACACTATTAAGAATTTAAACCCTAACACATCATATAAAATACAAGTAAGAGTAAGAAGAAAAGATAGTCAATTATGGTCAGAGAGTAATACTATTACAGTTTCTACATACGATATTGCAAAATTAACAGATACACCAAATGTAAATATTGGTGCAGCACATACAATAAAATGGAGTAATCCTAGCGGTGCTACAACAAGCTTGAAATTGTGTAAAACAGATGGAACAACTTTGGTTTATAATGTGGGGAATGTAACAGGAACAAGTAAGTCAATTACTCCAACAGCAAATTCGATTTATCCATTAACTCCTAATAGCAATGCAATAAAGTTAAGATATATCATAACAACAACCTGTAATGGAAGTAGCTATACAAATTATAAAGATTGTACATTTTCAGTTGTAAATAGTAATCCAACATTTAGCAATTTTACTTATCAAGATACTAATACTAAAACAATAGAACTAACAGGAAATAATCAAATAGTAATAAAAGGATATTCAAATATAAAGGGTATTATTTCAACATCAAATAAAGGAGTGGCTAAAAATAGTGCTACTATGTCAAAGTATAGATTTGTAATAGGAGAATTACAAGCAGAAAAAGCATATTCAAGTAATTCAAATGTAGAAATAACTTTAAATAATGTACAAAGCAATAGATTTGATATGTATGCAATCGATAGTAGAGGGAATAGCACACTAAAAACCATTTCAGCAAGTATATATAAGAGTTATAGTAATATTACAATAAAATCTGTTAAAGCCAATAGGAAAAATAATGGAATAGGATCTAATGTAATATTAGATTTCAATGGAGGAATTTGGAATGCAAACTTTGGTAAGATTAATAATTCTATAGTTAGTTGTAAATATCAATATAAGAAAACTAATTCAAACACATGGATTAATGGAGAAACAGATATAATGCCTATTCTTAATGGAAATAGTTATAGTAAATCTATATCTATAAAAGGCGATTTAGGTGCAGATGGATTTGATGTTAAAAATTCTTATAATATTAAAGTCACAATAACGGATAAATTATCTTCATATAGCTTTGAAACATTACTTGGGACAGGTACACCAGGAATAGCAATTACACCAACAGGAATAGCATTTTTTAATATGTATGATGAAAAATTAGGAGGAGCAATTCAAATAACAGGAGATTTATACATAAATGGCAAAAAAATAAATAGTTAGGAGGAAAAATTTTGGAAGATATAATAAAAGAATATATTTTTACAGTAGATTTTGAAAAAGACATTTTTAATACCACAAAGGAAGTAGAACTTGTGGAAAACGATAATAAATCAACGAAATTTATATTTAATTTTGAGAATAATATTGTAGATGGAGAAAATGTTTTACTGAAAATAAAACATTTTTCTGGTTTTACAAAAGAGTATATTTTACCAGTTAGAAATCAAAAAGCAGAGTATCTAGTAACAAATAGCATAACTGTTGCTGGAACTCTAAAAATGTCAATATCTAAAATTGGAATAGATAATCAAATATTGACACCAACACAATTCCAAGAAAATATATATGTAAAAGAATCAATACAAGGAGAGACACCAACAAAAGAAGATGTAAATGTATTGAGTGGACTAATTAGTCAAGTAAATGTGCTTAATTTGGAAACGAAAGAAGCAACAGCAGAGGCAAAAGAGGCAGCAAAAAATGCAAATAGTGTAGCAACAGAAACTAATGCTTCAAAGAATGCAATGATAAAAAGTTTCGAGAATATAGAAAAGGCATATCAACAACAAGTAGATGTAGATGCGAGTTTAGAATTAGCAGCAGCAAGAACTAATGGCAATGGTATGACTTTTTCTAGTTTGAAAGCTAGATTGGATTCATTAGATAAGGGGAGAGGACACATATATGGAATTAAAAGAAAAATTACAGATATAAGTGGAAATGTAAATACTTCTCCAACTTGGACAAAAATATATGATAATGAAGGATTGGTAGCAACAGCACAGATAGGAAATAATACTTCTGTAAGAAATGATTATGATAATCTATATCCATGGAATAGTATTATTACAATCAATTATGATACAGTAAATAACAAAATAAATGCATATTATGGGGATGACAATTTCTCTTTTGATGGTAGCAATGGCGAAGTATTAACAAGATATCCTAAAATGTGGATAAAAAGACTATTTCCAGTACAAGAGGAAGATGGATACTATGAGTATAGAATGATTGCAGATTTCGAAGTTCAAGATTTTATTAAAGTTGAGTCTTGGATGGAAGGAAGATATGAAATGTATGTCGATGCAGATAACATCGGACATTCTAAAAGCGGAGTATATCCAAAGTATAATGCAAATATAAAACAATTTGAACAATATGCTAAAAATCTAGGAGATACATATTGTCTAGAAGATTGGCACAGGTTTGTTATGGATACACTTTATTTAGTAGAATATGCTAACAACAATTCACAGACTATGTTAGGAAGAGGAGTTACAGAGTGGTCAGATAAAAAAGCACTTGTAGCTGAAAATAATGTAAATAGAGTTATAGTAGATAATGCAAATGTTTTTCCTATTGGAAGAAGCATATGTATAGGAACATCTGCAGCATGGAATTCTGGAATTGCAAAAGATAGAACAGTAACATCTGTCGAAACATATTCAAGCAATGGGATAAATGGATATGCTGTTTATTTTGATGGAGAAGCGGTAAATATTGCACTAGAAAATCATATCTGGGGCTCTGCTCAAAAAACAGGAGATTGTGATTCACTAGGTATGAAATCAGGATGCATTGTAAATGATGGTAGACACTCTGTAATTTATAGAGGTAAAGAGCAACCATTAGGAAATATGTACAAGTTTTTAAGTGGCATAAATATTAAAGATTATCAAACATATATATGTTATGATCCAACACAATATGCTCCAGATACATTTAATGAGCATTATCATAAATTAGGATATGTGAATCCAAATGAAATAGAAGGATATATAAAAGTTATGGGGTTTGATAAAGATAATCCATTGATTGCATTGCCTACAGAATTAGGAGCAGGAAGTACAACTGGATATGCTGATTATTGCTATAGTAAAAATGCAGGGAACAGGGTAGCCCTTGTTGGTGGTTACTTCCACTTTGGTATGGTAGCTGGTTTGTTCTATTGGAACTTCGTCCACTCTTCTTCGAATAGCAACTGGAACATCGGTGCTCGCCTTCTTAAATACCAGTAAAGCAGGTGTTTGAGGGCGGCCAGCCCTCAATAAAAGAATAAAGACCAGTTAAATACAAGAAAGTTAAAATTATAATTTAAAAGTAGTATAATTTCTAGCATAAAGGGATTTGATGTGTCTCGAGCCAGGGTGTTGCTACTTTTTTGAGGGTAGCCCTTGTTGGTGGTAACTTCAACAATGGTATGAAAGCTGGTTTGTTCTATTGGAACTTCAACAACTCTTCTTCGAATAGCAACTGGAACATCGGTGCTCGCCTTCTTATTTTAAATTGCACATCACTTTCCTTGCCCCTTGGCAAAAATTAGTCGATCTGGACTGTTCTAGTAGCTCCTTTTGAGCGAAAAATCGGTAGACAAATAAGAAAAGAGTAGTGCAATGAAAAGAGTAGGAAATATATATGAAAAGATTATTGATAAAAATAATATAAGAAAAGCAATACTAAATGCTGCAAAAAGAAAAAGAAATCGAAGAAATGTTAGAAATGTTCTAGATAATATTGTCGATGCAACCGAAAAAATACATAAAATGCTAAAATATGAGGAATTTCATCCAAGTCCATATGAAAAAGTAAAAATAATGGATGGTGTTAGAAAAAAAGAAAGAGTTATATATAAACCTCGTTTTTATCCAGACCAATGTGTGCATTGGGCCTTAATGCTACAATTAGAAGATATAATAATGAAGGGAATGTATTATTATAATTGTGCTTCAATAAAAGGAAGAGGTTTATTACATGCAACAAAGTATATAGAAAAGATATTAGTAAGAGACAGAAAGAACACAAAATATTGCTTAAAATTAGATATAAAAAAATTTTATCCTTCTGTAGATAAAGAAATATTAAAAAGAAAATTTAGAAAAAAGTTAAAGGACAGAGAGACTCTAATCTTGATAGATAAAATAATCGATAGTTCCGAAGATGGAATACCAATAGGAAACTTTACATCACAATGGTTTGCTAATTTTTATCTAGAAGATTTTGATCACTTTGTAAAAGAAAAACTAAAAGTAAAATACTATATTCGATACATGGATGATATGTTACTTTTTCATAGAAACAAGAAGCAATTAAGACAAATAAAAAAAGAGATAGATGAATATTTAAGAAATGAAAAACTACAATTAAAAGAAAATTGGCAATTATTTAAAACAGAATCAAGACCAATTGACTTTTTGCGGATATCGTTTTTATAGAGGATTTACAACATTAAGAAGTAGTAATTTTTTGCGAATAAAAAGAAGAATAAAAAGGATATATAAAAAGAAAAAATTAAATGTAAAAGATGCACAGGCAGTTTTAAGTTATACTGGATGGATAAAACATAGCAACAGTTATACTATGAAGAAAAAATATATAGACAACTATATAAAATTAAAAAAATGTAGGGAGGTGGTAAAATATGAGAGCAGAAAGCAATATAAAACCTAAAAAAATTGAAATAGAAAATGTAAAAGATGACAGATGTGATATTGTTCTATGTGACAATATTCAAGAGGTAATGGACCAAGATATTAAAAAATATACATTTGATATTTATAGATTAGAAATTTGTTATGATGAAAAAGATAAAATTGATAGCGAATATGAAAGGTATTTAGAAGCAGCAAAGAATAAAGAAAAAGAGCAAATGGCTAAAGAAATTAGAGAAAAAAGAAACAAGTTATTAGAAGAAACAGATAAGGAAATGTGCATAGATAGATTAAATATACAATTTCCTAAAGATTTATCAATGGCAAATTTAATTACAGGACTAAAACAATTCTTCGAAGGGTTATCGACTATATCTGATGGAGAAATGGCACAATATAGAAGAAAATTAAGAGATATTACAAAACAGCCAGATTTTCCATACAATGTTATTTTCCCAGAAAAGCCTCACTTAAAATAGCACTTTAAAATTTTTAGAGTGTTATTTTTTTATATTATACAGGAGAGGAGGTAAAAGATTTTGGAGAAAATATCAGTTATTATTATATCAATAGCAACTTTCTTAAATGCACTCATAGTTATACTAAATTTTGTAGAAAAGGTAAAAAAGCCAGTAGATAATGTTATAGATAATAAATTAAAGAAAACACTAGAGCCCATTGAAAAAAAACTAGATAAAGTAAATATTGATATAAGAAGATTAGATAAAAATCAGTGTATGAATTATCTGGTTGAATTTATAGAAGATTCAAAAAATGGAATACCTAAAGATGATATACAGGTAAAAAGGGCCAGTGAAGTTTACGATCATTATACAGGAGATTTGAATGGAAATTCTTATATACATGATGGATGGCAAAAATATGTAAAAGAAAAGGAGTAAATGTTTATGAAAAAGAAATTATTAATAGTTTTAGCTTGCTTATTAGCTGTAGCAGGAGTATTATGTGGTATTTATTTACCAAATTCGGAAATAAATAATACTATTGATACAGTTCAAAATATAATTACAGAAGAAATTCAAAAAGAAAATAATATTGTTATAACAGATGAAATACAAGAAAGTGTAAATGAAACTAAAGAAGCAACTCAAAGTGGACAAGATATATCTACAACACAATTACCAGAATCAACAGAAGATGAAGAAATAGAAGTAACAGATGAGGGAGCAACTGAAATTGATGCAGTTGTAGAGCAAGAAAATATAAGTTACAATGGAGATAATTCTGGAGCAGGATTATCTCTTTTAGGTAAATACCAAGGATTAACATATTATTCACAAGCAGATAGTAGATGGGCAAATATAATGTATAGTTCAGTTGGAGATAGAAGTCAAACGATGAAATCAAGTGCATGTGGACCAACATCTGCAGCAATGATAGTTTCTAGTTCAAAAGGTGCAATCTTGCCAACAACAATGGCATCACTATTTGTGGAAAATGGATATAGAACTTCGAATAATGGTACAGCATGGGCTGCTTTTCCATTTATAGCAGATTATTTCGATTTTGAAGAATATTACACAACATCATATTTTGATACAGCGATGAATTATCTATCACAGAAAGAGAGCAATGGAAATAGTAAATATTATATCATAGTAAGTTGTGGAAGCGGATTATTTACAAGCGGAGGACATTATATAGTATTAACTTCACTAGATGGAGAAACAATACAAGTATATGATCCATACTTATACAATGGAAAATTTCAAACCGCAAGTAGAAGAAATGCAGGAGTAGTTGTTTCTGGAAATTCAGCATTTGTAAGTAAATCTTCATTTAAACAATATGCTAATTATAAAAATTTCTGGATATTCTCAAATGACAGCAAAAATAGTGTGTCAACTAATATAGGAAATCAAACACAAAATGTCACATACACCAGATATGTTGCAACACAAAGTTCTAATCTAAATGTACGAACTGGGCCAGGTATGAATTACAATGTAACAACAAGTATAGCTAAAGGAACAGCAGTAAATGTGATTGAAGTAAATGGAAGCTGGAGCAAAATATCATATCCAAATGGATGGGTAAGTTCATCATATCTATCATCAAGTGTAGTGAAAAATGAAAACAATACAATTGGACAATATTATAAATTAAAAGGCAGAACATTGTTGTATGCTAATTCTAGTATGAAAGGAACATATTACACATATTTACCAAATACAAAAATAAAAATAATAAAAAATATATCATCAAATATAGATTATATATATGTTCCAAAAACAAATAGATATGCATATTGCTATAATAGTGCATATAGTTCAAATTCAGTTCAAAATAATAAGAATTATTCAAACGATTCAACAGTAGGACAATATTATAAATTAAAAGGCAGAACATTGCTATATGCTAATTCTAATATGAGAGGAACATATTACACATATTTACCAAATACAAAAATAAAAATAATAAAAAATATATCATCAAATATAGATTATATATATGTTCCAAAAACAAATAGATATGCATATTGTTATAAGAGTGCATATAAATAACATAGGGGGGATTTTTCCCCCTATTATTGTATTTTTTTAAGTTTTTGTTGTATATTATACAATATATCAAATGCCATTTTACAAGTAGTATTATTTAAATCAATGTCTAATATTTGTTTTACTATTTCGTTAGAATTAATTATTTTAACATATTCATCAGTATTTTTAGCTTTTACAATACTATCAATAATTTCAAATTTTATGGATTTATCATTCAATAATTTAATATATTTTTCGATTTGGGATACAGGGAAACCAACTTTATATAAATCGGTACTTAAAGTTGTTATTTTCAATCCTAATGCATTTGACAACAAATCTGCATCACAATTAAATATATTGTAAAATATTCCAACTTTAAAAAGATAAATTTTAGAATCATCTTTTTCTTTTAATTCGTTAAACTTTTTTAATAATTTACTCATGATCTTCAATTTTCCTTTCTATAATTTCTCCTACTTCACAATTAAAAATATCGCAAAGTTTATCTATTGTATCAAAATGAATACCTTTAGTTTTATTATTCATCAT